CCCGCCGTCGGCGCTAATCATCTGCCGCCCGTTCAGGGATTTCGTTTGCACCCCCGCTGACGGACCCGTCGTCGCCTGCGCTCCCGGCGGGGTATATTCCGGCGTGATTTGGTTATTCGCCAGCGCGGTTTCTCGGTCCGTCAGCGGCGCTCCCTTGCCTGCGGATTGCTTGAGATAGTCCGCGGCCTGGGTTTCGCGTGAACGGATGCTGGCGTTCGCCACTTTGAAAAGCTCTTGCCGGGTCTCCGGCGTAAATTTGCCCTCCTGCTTAATCTTCGACATGATGCCCGCGACTTGCTCCGGCCACGGCTGGTTGCTCTCGAACTTGTTCCATTTGAATTCCCGGACCGCGCCCTGGGGGTCGAGCATCTTCACGACAGCCTCTGCGAGTTCGGTGTCTTTGGCGTTCAGGTTCACTTTGCCCGCGCGCTGGTCGGCGAGTGGCACCTTGTTGATAGCGGAAATTGCGTCCACCGCGTTATCGTAGAATGATGCAGCGTGCCGCCAGTCTTTATACGTCTCTGTCTTGCGGGATTCCTCTGTTAGCTCCATCCCGAGCTTGGCCTTTTCGGCTTCGGTCCGGGTTGCTGTAATCAGGTTGCCATTCGCGTCCACCGGCGGACCGGCGGGCACCCCGAGGGGCGACGACAGGGCAGCGGCGCTGTTGTCCGCGTGCGGAGTATTCGGCTGAACCAGAGCTTGGGGGGTGACTTGTGGGGTGACTTGTGGGGTTCCCTGGGGCGGGATAATGCCCTGGCCGGGGATGACTCCGTTGAACCGATTGACGAAAGCTTTTTGAGCATTCGTGAGGGGCTGGCCGGTGCCTTTCCACACGGGCACCTGGGTGGTGTTACCCTGGGCATCGGTCGTGGGCTTGGTGTCGATTCGGTCCCCAAGCTCTTTGCCGATTTGCATCGAGTTGAGCGAGCCCATGATATGTGTTAGATTCGGCAACACTTCATCCGGGTTTTGCAACACGCCGGTTTGTGGGTCGAACTTAGCGCCGAGGCCGTAGGTCAGGTTCAGTTGCCGGAGTGTCTGGCTGGGAATTCCGCTACCAAGCTCCGCGACACCCTGGGCCAGTTGCCCGGCCTGGATTTGGGTTTGCGCGGGAACTAAGGTTTGCGCCGCCGTCGCTTGGGTGTTAGCGAGATTCGCTTGGGCTCCCCCCGCCAACGTAATGGCGTGCTTAGCGGCAACGAGTTCCGGGTCCTGCAAGTCGGCGATTTCTCGCTTGTGCATTTCAATCTGCGCTTTGCGTGCAGTTTTGCCAAGCTCGCCGACGCGGTCGATAATGTCTTGGGCCGTGAGTGCGCCGGTGCGCATACTGTCACTCATCGCCTGGATGGCGGACGGCGTCATCGGCGCAGGGGCGTTAGGACTCACCAAGTTGCTGGCGGAAAGTAAACCGGGGTTGATACCGGCGGGGACTGCGCTATCGAGTGCTCCAGGCATAAAATGTTAGTAGTTGGGGGGCGTCCAGCCGCGCGCGGCTTGTTTCGCTTGGGCTTGCTGGCCGTAAAGGTTTTGCAACGCGGTGTCCGAGGCCGGGTTATATTGGCCGGGCAGCGCCGGAGGGGAATAGCCATACCGCACCGGATTCGCGGCGTTTTGGGCGTCGATTTTGGCCTGAATCTCCGCTGGCGCGGCCTGAGTCTTCATTTGCTGGTTAATCTGCGCGGTTTGCGCGGAATAAAGAGCATTTTGCTGCGGACTGGGGGTGTAGGTGCTGCCGACACCGTGCAAAATCTGCTGCAAAATGGTAGCCAGGCTGTTGTTTTGCACGTTGTTGCCCAGGTTGTTCACCGCGTTTTGCACCGCGCTCGGAATATCGCCACTTTGATACACACTCGCGCTGCCGACGGGAGTTCCCGGCGGGACGTTTGGCACGGCGGTGGTCCGGCTGCCGAGGACGGCATCCCGCAGACCCGCGGTCCGTATAGCGTGGCTCACGCTGCCGCCAGTGCTGTCGATAGCGGCGTGCGCGGCGTCATGCACCCGCATATTCGGAGCGATAAGGCCCCCTGTCCATCCGGAGTTCGTAGCCATTAGAAAATTGCCTCCCCTACGTCTGCGGTGCCGCCGCCTCCGCCGCCGACGAGCCCCTTGGCCCAATTGTAGGCCGTGCTCGTGCTGGGAAGTGCATTACCCACATACGGCGCAGTATTCGCGACGGCGTTGCCCCAGATTTGACCCTGTGCCGCGCCCCCTTGGGCTGCCGCATTCGCGGACGCCTGGGCTAACTGGTTCGTAGCACCCACGCGCGCAAGCCACAAATTCGTTACGTCGTTGCCGCCGAGGCCGACGCTCGGGGCCATCGCGTTGCTCTGTTGCAACACGCCTTGCTGCGCGCTGATATTTTTCAGTTGCTGGTTTTGCAGCGTTCGTGAGGTTCGCGGCTTGCTGTTCGCGTTGCATCTTCAGGTTGATACCCGCGGTCCCGAGAATCGTGCTAAGCACTTGACCGCCGACGCCGCTAGCGTTAGCAGCGCCGGTCACTTGACCGGTCTTTTGTAACCCCGTTTGCACAAGCTGCGCCTGAACATCCGGCGGAAGTGTGGCTCCGGCAGCCAGTTCCTTGAGCGCGGCGTCAACGAGGGCCTTCTTGGCGTCGTCCTCGCCGGGCGTGCCAGCAACCGCCTCTTTGGCGGCAGTAGCGGCTACCTGGTCCGCCGGAGTATTGCCGGACGCCAGAGCCGCAGAAGTTTTGGCAATAGCTCCCTCCGACGCATATCGTTGCGCCAGCAGTGCCGGGTCGATTTGACCCTGCAACGCGAGTTGATTTTTCGCCCGGTCGATGTCCGCCTGCTGCGCCTGGGCATTGACGGTGCCGGGCTCAAGCTGGGAATAGACAAAGTCGCGCTGCTTTTGCAACGCGTCGATTTGCATCTGCGTGGCGTCGCGCATGGCATTCGCTTGAATGCTAGCACCTGCCACTTGACCTACTGCTCCAAAAACATCACTCATAATTCTTTCTGAAAAGTGCGCTCCGTCTGGGAATACCCGACGTAGTCATAAATTTTCGCTACCCGCTCACCTTCGAGAGTGTCGAAGGCGGCTATGCTGATTCGCTTGCACTTGGCGTCACGGGCGGCGCGCTCTATAGAGCCGAGCAATAGCAGGGTGTTGGTAGTGCCTGGAAGACTAAACCAAAACGGAACGCTCGCCACGGAATCTCCTGAAAAAATATCTGGAACGATGAATAGGCCGATAACTGCACAGGCGTCGCCCCAGGCATTCCCGTCCCCGTCCTCCATAGCCTGCGATAACTCCCACGTCCGGGCCACACCAAGCTCCATCAGGTGACGCCAGTGAGGGAAGAAATACTCTGCCTTTCGGCCCCGAAGGTGTTCCGGCAGCCGGGACTCCACGGAGCGAAAAATGGGCTCCAGGCGCTCGGTAAATTCGGTCGATTTGAGTTCGCGGACGGTTGCCATGTCTCTAAATAGTGCTCGTTTTTTACAGCTTGACCAAGCACCACATGGCCAACTGGGGAGGATACGGCACCGTGCTGCCGGGGATGGAAATAGTGGTCGAGCCGACAGTTTGGCTGGCATTCACGTTGACTTTCGTCGGGCTGGTGTAGCTGACGATGGTCACAGTCGGGCTGCCGTTCGCAAACAGGATTTGCTGTCCCACCATCGTGGCGCTGAAGAACGCGGCGCTGGCCGTCACCACCGTGGTTGCCTGGCTCGCCGTAATCGGCGGGATTGCGTCTGAACTGTCGATGGTGCTGTCGTTGATGGCGACGAAATCGGTTTCGCCGAAAAACTCACCGGCCTTGCGGGTAGCAAGGTTCGCGTCCACGGTCACCGGCGCGGACCCGTCGGCATTCGCGGCGGCTTGCATGATGATGCGGCCCCGGAAGTTCTGATTATTCGCGCCGAACAAATCCCAACCGGGGTTGGCCACGAGCGCGTCCGCGAGAACCGGAGCGCTCACGTATTTGATGTCGCCGGGTGTCCCAGAGACGGTGCGCCAGAGTCCCCGCTCCCAGTGAATGAGGCAGTTGATGGACGTGTCGAAATACTGCTGGTAGTCAACCACAACCGAGGTTGCCGGACGGCCAGACGTGGGGCCGTTCTGCGGTATGCTGTTGAACGGAACCCAGTTGGTCCCGTCGAATTCATACCAGCCGATGGCGGAACCCCGGCTGGGGTCAACGTCGGTAGGGTCCTTCGTCGTGCGCAACCAGACCGGCGGGTTGCTGCTCGGGGGAGTGCTAGCCTGAGCCCAGAACGCCGCCGTAAAGCTGGCGCTGATGTCGAGTGGCACATACCGCTTGGTCGCCGGGTCGAACACCCACCACTGGGTCCCGTTTTTCAACCACGGACCGACGTTGCTCGTCGGCTCAGTGTCGCCGGTGACGAAAAAGTTGCTTCCCGCTGGGCTGACGATGCGCATCCGACGCACCATGAGCGTCGCGAGTTCCTGGGGGCTGCCGTCGAAGGTCGGCGGAAGCTGCGCCATTTCAATGAGTAAGTTTGTTGCGTTTAGTGCCATAAATTAAAACGGGTAAGAGCGGCCCGAGCGGCTGTTCCACAGATAGTCGGACTGCGCGTCTGAGATGGGGATGGGGAAAATTCCAGTTTCGTCGGCCTTGGCGGAATACGTTCCGTTATCGGTCCCGACGAAGAACGACCCTTGGCTTGAGGCTGGGACCGCGTAATTAGCGGGGGTCGTGACAATGGCACCGATGGCACTGTCATTGACTTGGAACCCAATTTCTGCGGTGACGGGGTCATACCAGGCGCGGTAATAATACCACTGATTCAGTGCTAACACCTTCGGATACACAATAGTGGACTTGAGGGTGTGGGTGCTGTCGAATAACTGCAACGTAAACACGTCATTCGTCCAGGTAACGGTGAATGTCATGGAAATAAACAGCCGGTATTCCGTGCTGATTATCTGAGACGGGTCGGACACCGCGATGTTATACCATCCGGTGAGCGCAAATCCGGTGCCTGCGTTCGGAAGGTTGTGTGTAAATCCCGTTTGAACGTGCGAATCGGTTCCACCACCGCCACTAAAAAACACCGCATTGTTAATCAGTCCAGGCGTGTTTATGACGGAATTAAATCCGTTCGCCAGAATTCCCTGGACGGAATCAACCCGAGGGACGGTAGCGTCTCCGATTTCATCCATCTTCCACCACGCTTGTGGGTTGCAGAATAGTTCAATGGTGTCGGACACCAGCGAGCAGGCCGGTGCGCTATTGTTAAGATGCAGCGCGTAGTCGGAAAAGTCTGCGGGCACCGTCACCGGGATTTCGAGCTTGGCCTGGGTCGTCGCCGTGGTGTCTTCGAGGAAGGTATCGTTTCGATACCACCGATATATCAGGGGGCCGAATCCCGTGCCTGGGTCCACAATGAATGGGCCGATGGTCGCTGAGCCGCCGAGCGTGGCGAAAAGTATTTCACTCGGTAGCGGCGCAATGATGGCGGGGCAGGTGCCTTCTCCCACCTGTATCGGGTCGCTGAGGGGAGTTTCGCCGTTAGGGGTAATGGCGCTGACCCGGTAGTGTCCGGGACCGAAGGGCGTCAGGTCGATGGGAGGGTTCGGAATACACTCCGCCACGATGGTGTAGCTGCCGAACGGATTCGCGGTGTCGGCCTTGTAAATGCTGTAACACAGCGCACCGGGGTATGCGTCCCAGGACAGCGTGAAGTTGCCTACGCCGCCGAGAATGAGCCCGGTCGGAAAACTTTGCGGGGTCAGCGGGTTCAGGACGATGACCGGCCCGCCGGAACTGCTGAAAAGCGCCTCGCAAATCGGCGGCGAAATGTAGTCGATGCGCGGGCGGCGCAGAAAGAGGTATTCAAAGGCTTGGTTCATTATTCAAAGCCCTCCCCCAGGGAAATAACCGGCGGCAGCGACCCGCTTATTTCGACACTGGCCATCTTCGTCGCGATGATGGTAGCCACTCGGTCGGCAGCGGCTTGACTGATAATACTTTCTGCACTTCCGATGCCGATGGCACTAACACCCTGGTCCGTCACGGTGACGGTCTTCGTCGCGGTGAAGTGCTGCAAATCTTTGACGGCCAGTTCTTCAGTCGCTACCACGATATTCGGGTCGGCCACTCCGGGGCCGTCGAACCGCACCGTGTTATACGGCACTTCGTCAATGCAAGCCTCTGCGCTGCCGCTCATGTCCTCCGGCGTGCTTTTGGCGAAAGACCGAATCCATCGGACAGTGGCCGGGCCTTGCCCAACGACGAGGACCTGAAAACTCTCGTCGATGCCTTCGAGTTTGTTCGACTCCGTGGGGCAACTTCCGGTCTCGGTCTGAGCATTGAGGGGAGTCTGGTTTGCGTCCTGAGTTCGGACGATGCGTTGCTGCGGCTTGAATTCAAAAAGCTTGCTCGTAGCCACAATCGGCACGTCATCCCGAAGGCTGCCGCGGGCTACGGAAATTTTCTTGGCCAGGATGGGTTTGTATTCGCCACGCATCCCACCGGCGAAAAACACTCCGAGATTCAGGTCCTCCGCGATACCACTTAGGGCCACATCGGACCACTGAAACCGGCAGTCGCTGCCGGGAATTTTTCCGCTCTGGCTAGTCGCTCCGAAGTATCCTCGGGTTTGAACAGCCCAAGTGATGGGGCACCCGTTGTCGAGCCGGTCGGGGGTAAACGATTCCCACAGCCGATTCTGGCCGTCGGACTCGTCCACACTCACATGATAAATTCTGTCGATGCCGGAGACCACACCGGTCACCCACTGCACGGGTCGCGTGCCGAGCCACACACTGGACCAGGACGGTCCGCTGGAATTCGTGAGGGATTCCACCGACACGTCGTTCAGGCACCATGTATGCTTGTTGTAATAGTCCCCGCTCGGGACGCTCACGAGAGCGTATTGGCCGAAGGACCCGAGCGCAATGCAATCCAGGTTATCGCTGACGCGGCCCTTGCTTTGCATCATCTCGTTGTCGCGCAGCGGCAGCCGGGTGCTCAGCTTGCCTGCGGTAGCGAAATCGAACACCACGAGTCCCTGGGGGCTGAACCAGGCAAGCTGGCCGAAGTGATTGACCACCGCTCGCGCTCCGACGCATCCGGTTTGCAACACTTCGATTTGGAAATTGTCCGTGGTCGGCCAAAGCGAGCGGTCCCGGATGTTCGCCTGGAGAATGCTAGCATTGTGCTCGGTGAATACCGCTAGTTGCGGGGCTTCGAGTGACGGGGTTTTCGCCATCGCGGTCACCGTGCCGGTGAAGTGAAATCCCTGGACGTTGCCGAGATAAATCTGCTCGCGAAAGCTGAACGGATTGGAAATGTCGCTCGCATACACCGTGTCGTCCACGGCAACCCAGAGCCGGTCGCCAACCCAGACCATCGGACCGCCCGCGGGGGTCTCGAAAAGATTGTCCCGGATGTGGCCGGAAGCGCTGCCGTCGAAAAACGCAGGAGCCGTGTTGCCGCCGTCCTGAATGAGCAAAACATTTCGAGGGTTAATCACCGTGATGGGGGAACTGAAGTCGGTGGTGGTGCGTTTCGCCGACTGCACGGCGTTCACGAAGAACACCTGCTTAGCCCACGGGAGCATCTGCACGTTCGGAAGCTGCGCAAACTGAAGGAATGGATACGGCGCGACATACACAATGCCATCGACCACGACGATGAACTGCGACAGCCCGACTCGGGGATTGAAAATGGTAGCGCCCTGCAAATTGCCCATCGGGAAGGTCACGAGGCACCGGTGTCCGGGGCGGCAGGATAACACACCGCCGACGTTCACCATGTTAATGCTGTCCCAGTAGTAGCCGATGGGCAGTTGCCCCGGCTCCATGCTGGAATTCATTCCCTGCACGAAAGCCCCATCGAAATCGAATAGGGTAGCTGCGGCCATAGGTTAGCGGATGTCGTAGTCCGACTTGTCACGAGGGTTGTTCCGGTCGATGACTTGCACCGGCATATAAACAGGAGGTTCGATTTTTTGCTGGGCTTCGATTTCGAGTCGGGCTGCGTCGGCCTCAGCGCTGTGGGCATCGGCCCACTGCCGGTCGGAGTAATCTTTGCGCGCCTGCATACCGATAAGGAACGCGGCGCGGCTCAGCATCGGG